ACTTGATGAACGTTTATCTATGGAAGGGTATGACTATAAAATGGTGGGTAACATACACGATGAAATACAAATACAAGTACACAACTCTCAGGCAGAGAGCGTTGCAAGAATCTGCGAACAAACTTTTGAGGAAGTAACTACTAAGTTAAACTTCCGATGTAAACTAGAAGGTGAGGCTAAGATTGGAGACAATTGGGCGGATACACACTAAGGAGAAAATATGCGTAAGACAAGTGAAGAGTCTTTACTCTTATACTTAAAAGAAAACTACTATCCTGACTTAGAATATAACACGGATGGAGAAGTACTAATAGAGGTAAAGTGCAGGAATAAGCACTACCCCACTATTATGATTGAAAGAAAAACTTATGATTCCTTAATCGAAGAAGCAAGAGGAAGAAACTTAATACCTTTATATATTAACTCCACACCAGAAGGAATATATGTATGGGATTTATTCTCGGTTGATGTTGACTTCTTACCAGAGAATGTAAAATATGACAAAGAAGTAGGTTACTTAGATACAGAAGATGCAGAGGTATTATTTTGATTGAACAGATTATGAAGTGGAACATTGACAGAGATAACTTAGGTTATGATGCTGCTAACGAGTACGGTATGCTACAGGAAGAAGTAACTGAGTACGCACATTCTTATATCAAGACAGTAGGAGAGGCACTAGGTATTGACATCCTTACACATAAGGCTGAGTCTGAAGAAGAGAATGAAGAACTCAACCTAAAGATAGCAGAGATTCTTGATGACCCTGGGTTCGGTTTAGAATGGAAAGTACATCAAGCAGATGCTCTAGCTGATACAATCTTTGTTGCAGTAGGTAGCCTATTCAAACTAACAGGTGACGTACAGAAGACCTTTGATATTCTACAGGCTGTTACTGATGCTAATGCAGAGAAGGGAAGCGATAAAGATGCTAATGGTAAGGTCATCAAACCTGCTGGATTCATCCCACCTGAAGACCGTATCCGAGATATTCTAAATGGGTAGACAAGTAGGAGGTTCACATTATAAACTACCTATCCAACCTATTGAGTATATTGTTAAGAACAATCTAGGTTATATGGAAGGTAATGTATTAAAGTATATCACAAGACATAAGAATAAGAATGGTATACAGGATATTGATAAAGCAATACACTACTTAGAATTAATAAAGGAGCATTACTATGGGGAGCTTGACAATGATTGAAATATTACTAGCACTAAACTTAGGTCTTACAGGGGCTTTGTTCTGGAAGTTCTTTATGAATGAGATTGCCATTATCGAACTATACCCACAAGAAGGAGACTATGAAGAGTGATAGTATTAGATTACGAAAGAGATAAGGGTATGAGTGAACAGGCTTTCGAGCTTGTCACTAAGTACTACACAACCGATGAAGAACAATCACCCCAGGAAGCATACGCTAGAGCGGCTACTGCTTTCTCTAACGGAGACAATGAACTAGCACAACGAGTATATGACTATGCTTCTAAAGGATGGTTTATGTATAGCTCTCCTGTGCTATCTAATGCCCCTGATGGCACTGGAAAGTCTAACAAGGGCTTACCTATTAGTTGCTTCTTAACATACGTTCCTGATACCTTACAGGGTCTTATAGACCACTCATCAGAAGTACGTTGGTTATCGGTTAAAGGTGGTGGAGTAGGAGGACATTGGTCAGATGTCAGAGCAGTATCAGATATTGCCCCAGGTGTTGTACCTTTCATCCACACAGTAGATGCAGATATGACAGCTTATCGTCAAGGTAAGACACGTAAGGGAAGCTATGCGGCTTACTTAGACATTGACCATCCAGATATGATTGAGTTCTTAAACATCCGAGTACCTACTGGCGGTGACATCAACCGTAAGTGCTTTAACATTCACAACGCAGTAAACGTCACAGACAAGTTTATGCAAGCTGTACAGGATAATTTAGAGTGGGACTTCTTAGACCCTAACGATGGTTCTGTTCGTGGTACGATGGAAGCTAGAGAGTTATGGCAACGACTACTAGAGGTGCGTTATCGTACTGGTGAGCCTTACTTAAACTTTATTGACACAGCTAACCTAGCGTTACCACAACCAATGAAAGATAAAGGATTAAAGATTAATGGTAGTAACCTTTGCAATGAAATTCACTTGCCTACATCCGAAGATAGAACAGCAGTATGTTGTTTATCCTCTGTAAACCTAGAGAAGTTTGATGAATGGAAAGATACTGAGATGGTCTCTGATTTAATCACCTTCTTAGATAATGTCTTACAATACTTTATTGACAATGCACCTGACGAGTTATCTAAAGCGGTCTACTCAGCAACACAAGAACGTTCACTAGGTCTAGGTGCTATGGGCTTCCACAGCTACTTACAATCTAAGAATGTAGCTTGGGAATCTGCTATTGCTAAATCAATGAATATGAATATGTTTAAAACAATTAAGGAGAAGGCACTTGAAGCGACTCAAAGACTTGCTAATGACATAGGTTCGTGTCCCGATGTACCTGGAGTTAGGAATAGTCATCTACTTGCTGTTGCTCCTAACGCTAATTCTGGTATCATCTTAGGTACATCAGCGTCTATTGAGCCTATTAAGTCTAATGCTTATGTACACCGTACACGAGTAGGTAGCCACTTAATTAAGAACAGGTATCTTGAGAGGTACTAGAAGGTTTAGGTGAGAACAATGAACAAACTTGGAAT